TCGCTGCACTCACGGAAATAATGTTGGAGTGTGAATTTTAATGATTAATTCTTTTGGTTTATAGATACTTAGAATTTCAATAGGAACCATGTTAATACATCATGGTTATGAAAAATCAGCAGATATACAAAATTTTGCAGATGCATTTGTAAGACCTATTGGATTACCATTTCCAATATTCTCTTCTTACATCGCAGCATATTCTGAGATATATGGTAGTTGGTTATTGATAGTTGGATTGCTTACAAGATTTGGTGCGTTAGCTATCATAGGAACTATAACAGTTGCAATCTATCATGCGATTGTTACTGCTGGTTTTAACATTTATTTGTTAGAACTTCTTATTCTATATTTTGGTGGAGCATTCTGTGTTCTCTGTTATGGTGGAGGAGACTTTGCTATTGACAGATTTCTTAAGAGATTTAGAATTAAATTTCCTAGACCACACTTACCTTTTGAATAATGAAATATAATCAAATTTGTTTAACTCTCTTAGTAATCTTATCTTTTTTAAATTATTTAAAATGAATTGTTGGCATTGTAACACAGAACTTATCTGGGGTGGAGATCATGATATTGACGATCTTGAAGATTCGGAGTATGATATGGTTACAAACTTTTCTTGTCCTAAATGTGAATCTTATGTAGAAGTCTACCATAAGATTGAAAACAAATTATGATTTTTTTAGCATGTCCGCCAGTTTATACTTTGCCTGGCACTTGGAGTGATCCAGATAAAATTGCAAAGTGTACTGACACACTTATACCACACTTTACATTCAATCCTGATTACACCTTTGGTATATCGATTGCAGTGATTACTGTTTTGTTGGCCGCATATGGCATATACAAAGGTTTCTTTGCAAATAAAAACTTAACAGACCCTTGGGATGACCACGATGACTAAATCTTATACAAAATTAAAAAATCAAGTGAAATCAAATATGTATTACATTTTCTGGGGTGCATGCACCTTCGCCGTGATGGCAGGACAAATTTATGTCGGCACTGGATATCGTAGTATGTCCAAATCCCTTGATACTCTTGTTGATGCATATGTCAATAGACCAAGAGTTATGCCAGCAGATAAACCCTTATATCAAATGCCTATTATAAAATGAATCTAAGTGAAAGTGATGCTGCGTATGCAGCTGATCAATTCATCGATTACTTCTCAAATATGGGTCGTATTGATGAATATCTTCGTAATGTAAAATTAGATCGTATGTCAAAGATGCCGACATATCTTCCTGGCTGTGGGCCTGAAGAAGATATGTTTGATGCATTTGATATGCACCCAAATGACATGGACTTCAAAGTCTATGCTGCTGGAAATACTGATAGTTTCACAAATGAATATTTCAATGAGAGACTACAGATAACAACATCTCATTCGATTGAGAGTTCAATTCCTGGCAAGTCACTCAAGTGGATTGTCATGGAAACAAATACAAAAAAGATAGTTGGATTTATTCGTTTTGGATCTCCCACTATTAACTGTAAACCTCGTAATGATTGGTTAGGTAAACCACCTGAGTTGAAGAGATTTAATCGTCATTCAATCATGGGATTTATTATTGTTCCCACTCAACCATTTGGATTTAATTATCTTGGTGGTAAACTTCTTGCTTTGTTATGTTGTTCTCATGAGGCAAGAACTCAGATAAATGATAAATATGGTTCAGAGATCTGTTTATTTGAAACAACATCACTCTATGGTACAACAAAGTCATCATCACAATATGATGGACTTAAACCATATATGAGATACAAAGGATTGACCATGAGTGACTTTACTCCTTTATTACATGATGATGTCTTCAAAGGTTTAAATAAATGGTTTATAGAGAGAAACAACAACAAATTGTTAGTCAAAGAGGACGCTTCGAGTCGCAAGTTAAAGACTCAACAAAAGATGATATCTATCATCAAAAAGAGCTCGTCTTCTCAAAAGGCTGCGGAGTTTCAGACTGCAATTGTAAATGCAAAGAACCTAACTGAAAAGAAAAGAGTCTACTTCAGTGACTATGGATTTGCTAATTCTAGAGAAGTAATTCGAGGAGATACTGACAAACTAGAGAAAAACCCCATCAACTTTGATAAATTCTATCAAGAGAACCTCATCAAATGGTGGAAGAACAAGGCCTCTAAGAGATATGAAAGTCTTAAATCCAATGGTTCTCTCAGAAAAGAATTAGAGGTTTGGAATAAAGACATGCACATCGATATCATAAGGTAACTACTATGATCAAAACACTAATCACAGAATTTCCTTTATCAGACTTTCCAACAGAAAGAACTGTTACTGAGGAAAAGATTCGTAAGTACACCTACACTAAGGAGGAAGTTAAAATTCTTCTTGAAGCTGCCGTCAAGGAAGCAGTTGATGAGGCACGGAGAATCGATGATGAGTCAATGGCAAAACACAATCGTGATGCCACCGTTATCAGTATGATTCTTGGATTTACTACTCTTGCATTGTTTGTCGATGGACTATTAAGAATGTTGGGTATCATTCCACCATTCATGCATCTAGATGTAAACATTCTAGACAAAATAGAAACTGACATTATAGATAAGATAAAACAAGTCCCTATACAAAAGATACTACAACAAGGTTTCCGATGAATGATACTAGCGTCTTTATATATTTTCTCTGTTTTGCTTGTCTTGCAGGGGCAACCTTTGCATACATGTATGCTATGATGACCTCTACTTTAAGAGATTTCAATAGACAACAAGAAAAAAGAAATGTGCATCCAGAAATGTCTGATGTTCAATCTGGTGAAGAACTTTTAGTTTTCAAGGCACAAGATGAAGACGATGACGATGAAGGGGATGTTGTTATTATTAGAAAATAAATTATGAAAACATTTGATGATTCTAATTGGAGAGAAGAATACAAAGCTCACACTCGAAACAAGATGGAACTCGATCTTCTTGAACATGGGCCAAAGAGTTTATCTCAATCATGGCATCTCCAAGCACTGTATAGTAATTGGAAAAAAGTAAAGGGTATCACAGATCCCGAACCTTTAGATTTACAAACTAATTTCAAAGACTGGAGCGAGAAACATGACTAAACCAAACGACCTCTGGGATGATATGTCTATTCTAAATTCTCTATATGGAGAGCTTTGTTGGGATAATGATGACCCTATAGAATTTATACCTGATTATGAAAATGATCAAATCATTGTGAAAAGAAAAAAATGGAATTAAAAGATTGGTTAAACTCAATCAACACAAATAAAAATAATTTGATTGATGAGGATATTGATTTAGAAAAGAAGTATCCATCTTATATTATTAATAGATGTCTATCTGGACATATAGATGCGGTTATGTTTGCGAATGAAATGAACAAACATCCCAATCTAGCAAAGAAGTTACAATATGACTTTTTTCTAAATAGTCTCAGGAAAAGGAAGAGATACTCTCCTTGGCTTCGTAAAGAACAAATTGAAAACCTTGAACTTGTCAAACAATACTATGGTTATAGTAATGAAAAGGCAAAACAGGTTTTAAACATTTTGACTAGAGAACAATTCTCGTTTATTCGAGATCGACTTGAGACTGGAGGTAGAAAATGAACCAAATTGTTGAGCCTCAAATTAGTTGGTCGCCAGACCAAATGATTGAGATTACATTAAATGAACCTGATGATTTTCTTAAGGTAAGAGAAACACTGACTCGCATTGGTGTGGCCTCAAGAAAGGAAAAGAAGTTATATCAGTCTTGTCATATTCTACATAAACAAGGCAGATACTACATCGTTCATTTCAAAGAACTATTTGCGTTAGATGGTAAGAGAGCAAATATTACAGTTAATGATGTACAAAGAAGAAATCGTATTATTCAGTTGCTTTTAGACTGGGGATTGGTTTCTGTTGTGTCCACTGATAAGGTGAATGATATTGCACCATTGAATCAGATTAAAGTTATTTCTTACAAAGAGAAGAATGATTGGAATCTTGAAACTAAATACAACATAGGCAAAAGAAAAAAACCAGAGGAGGAAGGAAATGGTAATTACAATAGAACG